GCATACCTGACATCCGCGCACAGAATGAATCCTTGCGAGGGCCACCTTGGGGCTGTGGAGCCTTGAGGTTGCTGCCAGTTGCTGCGTTGTACTTGGCCCTGCCCTTGGCAGTCAGTCCAGCGCCCTGAGAGATCGGTAGCTTCTCGCCCCGACCCACAGAGAGAACCGGGCCTTTTTTCTTAGCCATAAAAAACTTCAATACCCACAACAGTACCAACGCTGGTTGTGAGGTGTAACCCTGTAGATGCCAAGATTCCCTCTCCGGGTATGGTGATGTTGAAGTTTACCGGGGTGGTAACGCTGGCAATGTCCATCGTAAACAGCACAGCGCCAGTAGCGCTACCATCACGAATCTCAAATGTTGCTGCCGTTGAAGCTTTGGGGCTGACCACAATACCTTTGAGGCGTGTACGCCCCAGCATAAAAGAACCAGCGGCAGTTAGGTGTGCCGCCTTTACGTCTGTTTGCATCATAATTAATCTCCAGTTGTGGGGTTGCCCCCGAAGATTAAGCTGTGCGTGTAAACACGTAGGCTGTTGCGCTAGAGAACATCAGCGTGAACCGGGCCAAGCCTGTCACACCAGAGGCAACGGTCAGATCACCAAAAGAACCAGCAGTGTCAGCGGCGGCGGTGGACAGGATGCCGTTAACTGCTACAACGATAGTCACTGTGCTTGCGCCGCCAGTGTTGTCAATATACAAGTCAAAAACCGTACCTTTAGCTGCACCAAGGGCTGCGCCAAGCAACGTACCAGTAGGTAGCGTGATGGCGGTTGAAGAAGCAGAGGTGGAGGTGATGTAGCCAGTAGCAACTTCAGCAGCAGTGGCTGTTGCAGTGGCGTTGATTGCGGCGGTCGTAGCGTGCGTGGTGCTGCCAGTTCCTGCAATGTTGCCAGTGACGTTGCCTGTCAAAGCGCCGATAAAGCCGTTGGTGGACGTAACCGGGCCAGAAAACGTGGTTGATGCCATGATTTTTCCTTACATACAAGTTAGGCGCATTAGTCTGTATGTCGTCAGCCGGGGCTGTCTAATGCACCGGAAAGCCCGGAGTAGCTGCAATATATCACACTTTTTCAGGGGGTGCAAGGAGCTTGTTTGATTTTTTTAAATTCTCTTCTTGGGTAATTACCCGTAGGTTCCACGGCACATGTAGCCCACAAACAGTTTCACCTTGTAGTGGAATGATGTGGTCTACAACGTACTGTTCGCCAGTGGTCTGCGTCATTGTCATGGCGATTTGGTAAAGCTGCCGTATCTCCGATTTCTGCTTGCGACTCAGCCACGGCGGGGTGGCGTTTCGGTGTTTGCGTCTGCGAACCTTGTTGTCTGCCAACACTTGTAGCGGATTGTTTGCTTTCCACGTAGCGCGGTAGAGGCGCTGCTCTTCAACAGGGCGTGCTTGTGCCCGTGCTATGACTATTTGCTTGTTTCTCTTGTAGTACTCCTGTTTTGCAGTTAGCCCAGCCTCTGATTGGTTGTAATTAGCAAAGTAGCCTGCACGGGACACCGCGCCTTCTTGCCACGCTGCCTTCAGGCATTCAATGCACGCACCCTTTGTTTTGCGGGGGGCTGTGTGCCCGTGCTTGCACGGCTCTCCCGTGAAGTAGTACTTAGCCCCGGCGGCTTTGGCTTCGGCGCGTGTTTTAGGTAGTTTGGTAGTGTCCACGGTATCTCCTGTGTTACGACACAGGTAATGTACCATAATTTTAGCCAAGCTACAGCAGGCAAAGAAAAAGGCCCCGAAGGGCCTTCCAAATCTTGCTACGTGCTTGATTTTACTAGGGTTTTTAGGTAGAACCCGGCGATCCAAAAATTCCGAGCGGGTCACTCCATCCAAAGCTGTAACGCTCACGGGACTTGTAACGCACATTTCCGGTGTCAAAATCACCGTCCATTGAGTTTGCCAACGCTGCACGTTCAAAATGCTTCAGGCCGTTAGGCACATCGGTCATCAAGAACCATGCATTGGTATCAGTCAAGAAGTGGTTGATGCAATACCCTTGTGGGATAGAGCCGTTGTTCTTCAAGGCGTTGATATCGTTGTCGGCAGTGCCAACACGTAGATTGGTTTCCAGCAAGCGGGTTGCAGTGAACTGCAATGCTGGCGGGATGACCAATTTTTTGGGCTGTGCTGCGATCAGAAGACCGCGCTCATCAGTCCAAGCAGCAATCTGAATAACTGCGTTTTCCAACGAAGTCTCATTCAAATCAGCGGCTGTAGCAGGGCGATTGCTGTTGGTTCCACCAGACACCAGAGGGTGTGCGGTAGAAATCAAAGACACCCCGTCACCACCCACATACGCGCTACTAAAAGCGTTGTTTAGGGTAGATGCAGCTTTGACCTGCTTGGTATATGCCATTGCACGGGCCAGAGCCTTGGTGTAACGGGCAGACAGCGAGTCATACAGGTTGTCCTCAACAGCCTCTTCAGTGATGGAGAAGCCAAGAGCAATGGTCTCGTGGTTGTACCGAGCCGTGAACGCTTCCTGTGCATTGTCATAAGCAATGGCAGAACCCTCGTTCTTAACTGGTGCAGCGGAGAATCCCGACAGCTTGGTCTCTTCTTCAAAAGAACGCTCTGATTTTTCAGTCTCATAAATCTCTTTATGTTCCTGTTGGTAGGTTGTGTATTCCAAACCAAACAAAGCGTTCAGACCGGGAAGGAGTTCCTTCAGTAGTTGTGCGCGTGAAATAGCCATGATTTATGCTCCTTATGCTGTTGCAGTTGCTGCGTAATACTCGTGCTGACCAAAATTCAGCTTGACCAGAATCTCTGGGAACTGATTAAAGACCAACGTGGAGCTTGCACCAAAAGCAGTGATGGGTGCTTGATTCATAATCACAGTCGTCGCACCAGCCGTTGCTGCTGTATCTACAAAAGAACCTGAAGCAATGTAATTGCCGTTAGAGTCCAATGAGCCTACATCAGTACCAACAGGCAACGCAAAGGGAATTGCGCTACAAGTGATGGTGGCAGTTGAGATGCTTGTAAATGTGGCAGTACCAAGAGAAACCACAGTATTTGGATTCAAACCCAACACACGCAAAGGCAGAGCATCTGTCGTTGCAGGCGTATCGCTTGGAGCTAAAACCGCATTCTTTGAATTACCAGTTGCCGTGCTGCCGGTGTTGTTGATCATTGCCACGTTTTGGCCGATCATTGCACGCGCACCAGAAGCAATAGCAGTAGTAGCCGAGCAAACTACAGCAGAAAACACGGTGTCAGGATCGTCGCAAACGATACCAACAGTGTCCCCCGTGGCAGTACTTGCTGGGTAGTACTGAGAGAACGTCTTCTGTTTGGTCAGCGGGTTGGTATACGAGCATCCCAAAAAGACGCCAACCACCGTACCCACCGTACCCGTACTTACAGAAATACGTTCCAAGTTACCGCGAACCAAAGCCACAAGATCACCGTAGAAGATGTTCGTAGCGTAGTTGTTGATAATTGCGTACTCACGGGTTGACCCCGCAAATACCTGACCTCCGATCAAGTTGATCGGTTTTAGCCCGTAGGGGCTATCAATAACAGGATAAGCCATAAAAAACTCCTATTTATTTAGAACCGGAACCGAATCCTTGTCCACGAGTGCTTGTAGATTTTCGGTCTGCAAACAAAGGCATACGAGGGTCGTTGTTCCGCATGAAACTATTATCCACTGACTCCATCTGATCCGATGCGTGTTTGTCAAAGTACTGCTTTCGGGCTTCTGTGCGTTCGGATGTCTGTTTGCATAGCATCAGTCCACCGATTTCAACATTACCACTAGCACTACCAACAATCATCAGTTCAGGATGGTCTACTGCTTTTACTGGCTCCCAACCATCTCGCATTTGGCGAGACACATTGGTGTGGTGTGCTGTTCCGTTTACATGCGTTGCAATCCAACGGAACGAGTACCCCGGTTCAGGAGTCGGTTCTGGCAGTGAAGAGGGCGGCACGTAGACCGACCTTGCATTTTTATCGCGTGACACTAGGTCGCGGGGGGTACGAGCATCAGCCATTTTGATTCTCCAGTTTAGCTACTTGAACAGCATATTGTTGAGGGGTCAGTCCAAACTTTTTCGCCAACGCCATCTGCGTTAGTGTAAGCTGAACTTTCTTTGGCCCTGACGAACGAGTCGCCGAGGCCACAACAGATGAAGGTCGAGTGCTTCGTGCTTCACGCCCCCCAAATGATTCTGGGAAGGTGCTCCGCATCCGGGCATCAATACGTTCAAAATACTCATCAGAGCGGGGGTCTACCCCCGAATTCACTAGTTTTTGGTGCAGCCCTAGTGAAAAGCTGGTTAATTCTTCGTTCCCCGGAGCGCCAAACCACTGGTTTTTTGCTTGCCAGCGCAAGGTTTTGTCATCAGGTTCTACCGCTACAGGTTCCGATTTCCGTATTTGTACACTATCCGAAGCCGTTTGTAAAGGGGTTGGCTTAAAATTCTGGGCTGAAATCATTCTCAGCTTGGCATCCGTCAGTGCTTCCTGTGCCGCAATGATAGCATCAGTATCAAAAGCCTCCTGTGCTGCCTTGTAGTTACGCCTTGCAGTCTCAAGCTCACTGCCAACCGCCTGTTTTACGGTTTCTGCGTACTGTTGAGCACCATTATTGGCGTAATTCTTCAGTTGCCGGTTTTCATCCAACAACTGTTGGGCAAGATTCTCAAGTTCTTGCTTTTCTCGGATCGTAGATTCCTTGGCACGGCGTTCGTCGTGTCGGGCATGGGTCAATTCCTTGATCCGACCCTTTACTTTGTCCGAATATGAGTTGATTTCCTCATCGGTAGGGTCTTCAACAGGTCGGTCAAGGGCTTGTCGGCCCCTGTCTTGGGCTGGGGTGTCATCCACAACCTCAATTTCAACCTCAAACTCTTTCTCATCAGCTTTTGCTGCAATTTCATCAGGAAATTCAAACTTTTCAGCCATTTTCTACTCCTCAAGCACGAGTTAAGCCTCGCGGGTCTTGCACAACAGCGTCTACTTGGTCATCATTAAGCAGACGGAACTCTTTGCCGTAGATTTTGAAGCGTGTACCAGAATACGTCCTGACCAAAACAAAATCTCCAGCCTTACACCACGCACCACCGGGGAACTTGACCTGATCTTTGTAGGCATCAGGGCCAATTTTTACAACAAAGAGCACGGTGGTGGCGTGTTCCTCTTGCCGCATGTAGGGATCAGCTTTGACAATGCTGGAATTCTCAAAGGTTTTCTCTACATCAGGCACAACACACAACAATTTCCAACCTGTGGGGTCGGGCAACTGTGTGGCTCTCTCTTCTTGGGACGCATCTTCACTAGGGTTTTCCCTAGGTCGGATAGTTTTTGGCAAACTAATGCCGGGTGGAAGAATCAGATTACTCATCGGCTCTTTCTGCTTTATCAGCAAGGTCAATTAGATAACGCTCTGCGAGAGCTAGACCCTGAATAGTCCCGCAGAGTTTTTGGTACTCTTCAAAATTGCGACAAGCACCCCCAGCCAAATCATCGGCGTAGTTGTTCATGTCGGTACGAATCTTTTCGCGCAGTACCCGCACAAAATCTTTGATCATATTGGCGCTTTCGGTGTTTTAGGCTGCATGGCCTGTGCCCTGCTCTTGGCAACATCAATGCCCATCCTGACCCCAGCTTCTTGTTGCTGCGCTGACAGTTTTGCTTTACTGTCTTGTATCTGCGCCCCAACTTTCAACCCGGCAAGCTGGCTCTGCAACTGCGCTTTCTGTTGCTCCAGTTTGATCTTGTCAGCCTGTGTTGTGGCGTCCACAAGCAGCTTCTTCTCTTGCATAGCGGCCTGTTGAGCCATCTGCTGGTTCTTAGACTGCAACTGTTGCATGGCAAGCTGGTTCTTCATCTGGGAGTCTTGCGCTTTGATCTGCAACTCCTGCTGCTTAATCTGTAGCTCCATTTGCTGCATTTGAATCAACGGGTCTTGTTGATTTTGTTGTGCTTGCTGTTGAGCAGCCTGCGCTTGGTTCTGTTGCAAGACCTGTTGAGCCGCTTGAGCCAGCATCCCAGACAGAGCCGTCTCGACTTCGGGTGGCAGCTTCTCATCTTGCGGAGGCATGGGCATCCCAAGTTGCTGCTCAATCTGCTGTCGATACTGAAACCCAACATGCTCTGCAAGGTGGGCCATCATGGCCCCTTGAATAAGAGGAGCCTTGGGGTTTTGCCCAATTACCTGCGTTACAGACGGGTCTTGCATCATGGCTTGGTGCACTGCAATATGAGCTTTGTGGTCTTGGTAAGAGAAAGCCTTGACCGGCTCTCCTTTAATGATCATCATGTTCTCAGTCACCGGGTCTAGCGGTTTCTGATCATCTGGCAGGGGAACCAATTTATCTGCGTTCTTAATCCCCAAGACCTCTAGCATGTTGCGGTGCAACTGAGGCAAGTCATAAATATCCGGGGCCATCTGCGCCATCTGAATCACAGCTTGGTACTGGACAACCCGCTGGCTCATGGTGGCTGCATTCGGGTCACTGACCGGAATCACATCCACATCGTCGTAGTCTTCCTTCTTGGCTTTCCTGTCCCCAATTTCAGGCTCATAGGTATAGTCAGGGTCGGTGTAGTCGGCGATGATCCGAGCCAGCAGCTTGAGTTCTTGTTTAAACGCAGCATGAACCCTAGCCTGCACTGCGGTCATCACCTTGAGCTGGCGCTCCAGCAATGCCAACGTAGTGCCTACCGGCGACTGCCCCGACATGTCGCTGATCTTTAAATCTGCGGTGGCGGCAAACCTACGGCCTTCCTCAACAATGTTCCCCAACAGGGTGTAAAGAACTTGGCTTGGTTCCTTGTAAGGCAACGGCAGGATGTTGTCCCGCATCACCCCAGAACCAATGTCTACATCGCGCCATTCACCGGGGGCAATGGGGGTGTCATCTCCCTTGATTCGGAGTCCTCTGGTCTTGAGACCACCCGGCAAGTTGGACAGTGTTCCTGCGTCCACAAGCTGTCGCATAATGCTGGTAGCCGACTTCGCAAACCCTCCGATGAGGTGGAAAAGGCCAAAGCCGTAAGCCCCAAAACCCGGAATGTATTGGTAGTGAACGAAGTGTTGTCGTTTAAGTCGGAGGTCGTCATCTTCTTCCCAGTTGCGGCGAATTGCCAAAACTTCTCCTGTACCTTTTATTAAGGTTACAACATACGGCAGCATGATCCCGGTTTCTTCACCTTCTTTGTCGGTGTCCTCAAACCCCTTCAAATCAAGGTCTGCATGAATTTCATACAAGGTGAAACGGTCATCGTTTAAATCACTGAACCCGGTCTCTTTGTCCTTGGCTTTCTCAATATCGGTGGTTTCTTTGGTCGGATCACCAATGTCACATTCCCGGTAAAACCCAGCGGATTGCAGCTTCAATATCTCATTCTTGGTCTTGTGCATCACATGGGTGACGCGATAGCAAGACTGAATATCTGATGCGCCATAGGGCAACAAGATATCTTCTGCTGGGATAAATATGGATATCTGCCTGCCAAGGCTGGGGTCGTAGTAGACCTTCTTGAACGCAGAGCCTGTAGCTGGTAGGCTCCACAGCATCCTCTCATGCTCTGCCCTGAACTCAACCATCTTCTCAGTCAGTTGATAGTTCATGTCCTCCTGAACCCGAACTGCTGACTCCTTCTTCTCTTTAGTCTCTTTACCAATAATCTTGGTCTTTACTGGGCCAGCAGCGGGGAAGGTTTCGGTGATGGTCTCCGATTGAAACCTGACCACCGCCTCTGTGATCATGGGGTGAAATACCCCGCAAGCACCGTTCCAAGGCTCTGTGCGCTCTTCATACTGCAAGCCCAACAGCTTCAACCCTTCTGTGTAGGCTTTCTCCCAATCCTTGCGTCCTGCCTTGTCATTGTCAATTTCTGAGGTCAGATCGGAACCAAGGGTCTGCATAGCCCCTTCAGACATTTCCTCTGCAAGATTTGCAGAAAAATCTCCAGCATCTTCTGCATCAGGGTCAATCTCAATCTCCATGCTCATTGACTCCGGGTCAACAATCTCTATCTCAACTGCCTCATCCCCCATGTCGTCCAAACCCATCGGGGCTTGGTACAGCGCTTTGTCAATGTTGGTTGCCATGTCAGTGCTTTCTTAATAGTATGCAGCTTGTCTGCCGCGCCTAAATATTTTAGGTTCGTCTTGGCGGTCGGATTTCAAGGATATGAACCCGCCACGCCTATAGCGGCCCAACGCCATTGTTACGCAGTCAACGTAGTCGTCATGCTCCCCATTAGGAAATTCTGCGCATTCGTTAATGACTTCATGCGCCCAACGAAAATCAGGAGCCCATACGATGCCGTCAAATAGCATAGGAGACACCGAGTTTACTCTAGCTCGTTTGTCATTGGACACGCCTGCCGCGCCACGAGACGGACTGTACTCCTCGACAACAATCGCCATCTGCCTCAATTCTTGAATGAGCGGTGCACCAGCGGCTTTCTTTTCTACCAGCAAGCACTCGGGCTCCCACTCTTTGTATTGCTCCAGCACGATCTCTTTAAGCTGCGGAAACTCCCAACGGTCTTTGATGGCGTTCAGCAGCATTAACTCGTGCCGATGGCTCTCTTCGTTGTACCAGACGCCCCACGTTGTGCAGGCGCTGAAGTCGTTGTTGCTCTTGGTCTCGTGCGCGGTGTCCCAGACTTGCATGACAAACTCCATGTCAGGCGGATCGTCTTTTTCCCATATCTTCCACCAGTCGCGTTTAAGCAACGCTCCCTCTTCGCTGGTGGGCTCCTGCATGTACTGCGCCGCCCAGTACTGCGGCTGCATACCTGCTTTTTTAGCCAGTAGTTGGTCTATCGGCCACTGCCCGGGCCACAGGCTTTTGCCAGACGGCAGTATGGCAGGGAACCGTACCTCATGCCAAGGCAGTGCGGCGGGGTTCTGCTCTGCCCATGCTAGTGCGCGTCCTATGGGGTCTTTCTTACCCCACCGCGTACCTATCATGATGATGCGTCCTCCCGGCATCAGGCGCTGCACCGGCCCCACCTGCATGTATGTCCATGCCGTATCAAACGTGCTCTCGGAGTTGG